TTTTTTACTCTTACCGAGTGTCTTGGCACCAGCAACTCCGTCTTTGTTTGATGTATCACCACCAACAACCACTAGTGCGATCATACCTAAACCTTTGTGTGGTGTACATTGATATAGATATACACCAGGCACTTCAAATGTAAATGAATATTCTTTATTCAATTTACTCTTTTTAGGTATTTCAAATCCATCAGGTCCTGCAATAAACTCTACATTGTGACCCTTATCTGTTGGCAACCAAGTAATTGTTTCGCCTACATCTACTCTAGATATATCTTCAGAATAGACCATCTTAGCACCATCATCTCTTTTGTTTAGCATATCAACTGTTATATCAGCATATGCAGGTGTTGTTAATAATAAAATTAAAAATGATATTATGTATTTCATATTTACTCCTTATATTTTAAAATCTGAAAATTTGTTTAATCTTTTTGCCGTCTCTGTATTATCGAATACAGACTTTTCTGGTTCGTCTTGTTGATTAGCGTCAACCATATCTTCTTGGGCAGCCTGTTCTACATCATAAATTCTCATCTTAGAACGATCAACACCTAGCATAAACTTACGATTTATTGTAGGATCATTATATCTGTTCTTTAATTGTTTTACAAGAAACTGATTTTTCTTTTCTAGTTCTTCAGTAGATATTATGGCAAACATAAAGTCAGCAGTTGCCGGCAGCCCAAAACTTTCTGAAGTATCTTCAAGACCAATATCGGTACTTGCATAACCAGTTCTTGTAGTTTGTGTTGCAGAAAAAATAGGTAGATCAAATTCTACTGCAAGACCTCTAAGTTCTTCAGCAATAGACTTGACGATTGTATAAGAGTTGGCAGATGAACCTGCCTTTAGTCTAGATGATACACATAGATTTAAATAATCAATATAGATAACATCTGGTTTAAAACTTTTCTTGATTGCAAGTTCATTAAGTAATACTTTAAAATGACCTGCGTGAGCAGAGGCAGTAGGATATTCTTTGATAATTAATTTGCCTTGAGTTTTTTCTTCTAGTCTTTTAATCTTATCCTGATACATCAACTTAGGTAGTTCAGGCAAATCACTCATAGCAACATTCAAAAGATTAGAGTCAATTCTTTCAGCAATTCTTTCTTCAGCCATCTCTAAAGTAATATACAATACATTCTTGCCTTGTAATAAGTTTGCAGCTGCAAGATGACACATAAACAAAGTCTTACCAACACCAGTGCCTGCAAGAGCAATATTCAAAGTCTTTGTAGGAACACCACCTCTAGTGATACGATTCATAAAGTCTAAATCAAATTCAATTCTTTCTTCTTTCTTATGGTAGAAATCATATCGTTCAGTAGATTCAGGAATATAATCGTGACCGATCTTCTCATCAAAAGATACTGACAAGGCATTAGATAAAAGTTCAGGTAAGAATTCAGGTGTATGTTTTTTATCTTTGCCGTCTAGTATCTGAATACCATCCATGATGGCATTATGTATGGCACGATCTTTACAAAACTTTTCAGTAGTTGATATCAACCAATCTAAATTAATTTCTTCTTGTTGAAATGTAGCGATTGTACTAGTTATATTTTGAAACTCAGAATCATTAATATCTTTTCTGCCGTTCAATTCTATGGCAAGAGTTTCATTGGTAGGCTGTGCGTTATATTTTTCATAGAATAAAGCAATCTCTCTAAAGATTAACTTCTCTAATCTATCTGAAAAATATTCTTCTTTAAGAAATGGCAACACTTTTCTAGCATACTGTTCAGTATGTATCAAATGTTTAAGTGCTGTTCTTTCAATCCTTTCTTCCATTTAACTCCTGTTCCATCACTACTACTAATACATCACCGATATGATTTATAAATTCTTGACTATCTGTATCGGCATCTTTAAAATTCTTATCAATATAATAATCAAATTTCATAGGTAAATGTCCATTCTCATTTTCTTCTTTTGCAAATGCAACATTACCATAATGATATATTATATCACAATAAGGGCCGCTGGTCAACTTAATTGAGGCATATTCCTTGTCAGGTCTTTCAACAAACACATAATCGACTTCGTGTTTAGGTAGACTCTGCTTCTTCTGCTTCGATACCATATTTAAATTCTTTGGCCGCAGCCTTATCTAATTGTTCTAAGATTTCTTTAGTAAAATATTTCTCTGGATCAGAGTTAATTGTTTTTTGATACTGTTTAGTACCATCTGGTAATTCTATTCTTGTAGATACTTGTTTGAAAATATTATGTTTCAATGCAAGGTCAACTAAACCATAGTGTTTATCTAAACCTTTATCATAAGTTAATCTAACATCAACCATTTTATTTTCTTTTGTAAGTCTTGATTTTTGATTTTTACAATGAATTATATTACCTATAATTTCTGTCCCATCTTTTTCTTTTCTTTTAGAAAGATAGACGATAGAACTGGCTGCATATTTCAAACCAGAACCACCGCCCATCTCTTTAGTTGGGAACATAGAACCAACCACATCATATGTATGGTTAGTAATAATAAGGGGAACTTGAGCCTTGCCTAATTTCAATGTTAAAACTCTAAATGCAGCCTTAACAATCTGGGCTCTTGTCATATCTCTTGTCTCTTTACCTGCTTCAGTATCTTCCATCTCTTTTGTTGTTGATAACATACCAAGACTATCTAAAACTAATAACATAGGTTTTCTATCAGCAGGATCTTGTTCAATATATCTATCTAATACTTTAATTGCCTGGTGTCTAAATTCTTGTACTGTGGTTACAGGCATAATAATCATACGAGAGGAATCAATACCTCTATCTTCAATCATATCTTTTGTTAGTGCAGATTCACTTTCAAAGTAGATAACACCAGCATCTGGATTTTCTTTTAAGAAGTTATCAACTACACCTAATACAAAGAAAGTTTTACCTGTAGCACTTTCACCAGCAAGGGCAGTAATTTTATTAGCAGGTAAACCACCGTGAATAGTACCTGATAGTAGTCCGTTAAATATATAACTTCCAGTATCTATAAAGTTTGAGACATCACCTGCCTCAACACCCTCAGATACTATACTGGCATATTCATTACCAGTATCTTTAATAATTTGTTTGAAAAAATCTGACATAGTTTCTCACTCCGATAATAATATTATAACACTTTTATTTATAATTGCAAGCACAATTAAGCAAAAAAATTCTCTAATGTTCCTTTTCTAGAATCTCTGAATAAATCAAAATCTTTATCACCAAAACACCAGACATTTTCTATGAACATCTTATTCATAAAATCTGCTTTTTCTTTTTCATCTTTGAATAATTTATCTGACTTTGGCCTTTGCATTATTCTCATACCTATTTGACCTATAAATTTATCTTTCAAATGGTTTACTAATTCATCACTTGACCTATATCTTTTGCCTTTGATCTTTGGATCCATAATATTGCAAAACATAAATCTAGATACATTCATACTTTTTTCTGCAACAGGTAAATAGAAATCATCACGCCATTTAGAATACTCATCAAACTTTTTCCAAGATTGATTATCTTCTTTCTCACCACCTTCATTATATCTCTCAGTAGAAAAGTATGGTGGACTTGTAAATGCAACATCTATATCTGGTAGTTCATCATATGGTAAATCTTCAGCACCACAATTCCATATTTTTACTTTTTTAGGTTTACTTAATAATCTATTATATCTATCAATCTGTTCTGTATATCTCATATAAGTATTTGGATTAGGATCGCAACCATAATATTCTTCAGCATTACTAGCAAAGAAACCTGCAAGTCTATCACCCCAGCCACAACTCGTATCTAATACTCTCTTTGCGTCTGTCATTTCATACACACACTTAGCAACAATAGGTTTAAATTGTGTTGCAATATATGTACCTAATCTAAATGCAGATAAATAACTTGCCTCATCTAGTTTACCACCCCTTAGTTCTTCTTTACCTTCAACCATAACTTTCTTAACACCATTGATACCTCGCCATATAGGACCAAAACACTTCCAGATATCTTTTGCAGTACCATTTTGCCAAACTTTTAATGGCGCTTCAAACCCATAACTTGAGCAAGCCAACCTTAAATCTTGATGAAAGTAATTACTTACACTATTGTATGTACTCGGTGCGTCTATAATACCTAGTCCATATTTACTAAATGGATATTCAAGATCGTCATACTTTTCAAAGATTTCTTTTTCTACTTGCTCAATAGGTGAGCAATAGGTACTATAATCAGCCTTCTTTAGGGATGAGAAGGTCGACCTCATATCTTCATCTGATATTGGTTTAAGCGGAAACTTAGGTCTTACTTTAGCAATATATTCTGATAGTGTCCAACGAAAGATATCTTTCCCAAATTCGTTAGTATATCTATCGAATGACTGATTGTCTAAGATAGGTAGATTCACCTCGTTAGCGTGTGATTCT